GCCCGCCGCGCCTACCTTGGGACTCCCCTCCCAGGATCTTCCAGGTAGCCAGTTAGGGCAGGTCTCCTGGAAGATTCTGGAAGTATCAGATCCGGCTGCAAGCCTGGAAGATTCTGGAAACCTGGGCTGGAAGATCCTGGGAGGTCGGATCAGTGTATGTGTGGGCCTCATAACTGCTGGACTTATGAGGCGATCTAAAGATCATAAATGATGAGGTTATGAGGTGATCTATAGAGGGTCGAAAGTGGAGGTTAGGACCCATTCTATTTGGGTCGAATCTGACAGGTTATGGCCCCAACCCCGGCCCTAAACCCGCGAGTTAGGTACCGTGGACAAGCCCCATGCCCAATCTGCCATAGAGACTAATCCCTAACTGGCTAGAGTCACTGGCTCACTGGCTAATCTCTACGGGATCTCTAACTGGCTGGCATAATTCGTTCGCTGGGTAGCCTTATCCCCCGGCCAGCAAACCCCTCCTTCTCTCGACTGCGCCTCTAGCCGGTTAGACTCTCCTAATGGCGCAATCCAAAGATCTCCTAGACAAAGTTCTCGATGCTGCCGCCGAGCTCGACATCCCCGACGATCTTCTCACCGCCCCCGACCAGACCAAGCCCTCCGATGAGCTTTTCTGGCTCGACTCGACCAAATCCAACGGGGTTAAACAGCCGTGGGCTCAGTACGATGACGAACCGGCCAAAGCGTTCGCCCTGTTCCAGTATTACTGCTCTCTCCCCCGAGCTAGAAGAACATATGTCGCTGTCGACCGGCACTACGGGCTCAAAGCGACCGCCAACAAGTGTGCTCACAAGTATGAGTGGGCTGACCGGACTCTTGCCTGGGATCTGGAGCGAGACCGGCTCTACCAGATCGAAGTCATCGAAGAAATGCAGGAGATGGGCCGCCGACATGGAGCTCAACTCACCGAGGCCATAGAAGCAGTGGTCATGCCGCTCAAACATCTAGCCGACCGGATCAAAGACGACCCTGAAGAAGTCCTAGCCGAACTGGGCGAGAAGTCGATCACTCAACTCCACAGCATGAGTGTCAAATCTGCCAGTCCACTCTCTAATCTGATGGCGGCGGAACGTCTAGCCCGAGGCTTGCCCACTGAGATCACAGCCAATATCCATTCGGGGAAAGTAGAACATGTCCACACTCCTGACCTCTCTGAAGTTGCCAACATCCTCCAAGGACTCCACGAGGCTGGAGCTATCGAATTTGTCAGAAGCCCAGTTATCGACATTGGCGAAGAAGCTGACGCCGAGATCGAACCGCTATCTGAAGACTTCACCGACGACGAAACAGACGGTCTTTCATCTTCTCAATGAGGTCCTAGAAGTCCTATTCGGCGGGGCAGCAGGAGGCGGCAAGTCGGAGGCGCTACTTTACGGTTCTGGCGAATACGTCGATATCCCCGGCTATTCGGCTTTGCTGCTCCGTCGAACCTTCAAGGAGCTTTCCAAGTCTGGTGCTCTGATGGACCGTTCTCATTCCTGGTGGGACAACAGTGACGCTCACTGGTCGTCAGAAACCCACACTTGGACCTTCCCCTCCTCTGCCACTGTCGAGTTCGGCTATCTGGAACGTGACGCCGATCTACTCCAATACCAATCTGCCGAGTACCAGTACATCGGGTTTGACGAGCTCACCCAGTTTCCCGAACACATCTACCTCTACATGTTTTCCAGACTCCGACGCCTCAAAGACTCAGACGTTCCCATCCGTATGAGAGGAGCTACCAACCCTGGAGGTCCCGGTCATAGCTGGGTCAAAAAACGCTTCTTCCTCCCGGACGGACCCAAAGATACTCCTGAACGGGCCTTCGTTTTCTCCAAACTGGAAGACAATCCTCATCTCGACATCGAGACCTACGAAAAGTCTTTCGACCAGTTAGGAGCCGTCACCTATGCCCAGCTTCGCGAAGGCAACTGGGACGCTCAGGTCAAAGGAGGTCAGTTCGATGCCAACTGGTTCACTCCTATCTCCATCGATGAGATCCCTCAGATCAACATGCGCATCCGCTACTGGGATCTGGCAGCCTCCGAGCCGAGCGAGTTGGATCCTGACCCTGACTGGACTGCTGGTGTTCTCGTGTCCCGATCTGACAGTCTCCCGAAACGGTATGTGGACCAGCTACGCAAGGAGGGCATCACTCCAACTGGCCCCTTCTACTACATCGAGAACATCAGCCGTTTCCGTGAGAAGTCCGGCAAGGTGGAGGACAATATTCGTGCCATAGCCTCCCAGGACGGCCTCACCACCTCGGTCTGGATCGAGCAGGAGCGTGGCGCAACTGGGAAGGGAGCCATCCAGAGGTACCGTGATGAGATTCTCACCGAGTTCAACGTCCGTGGCATGTGGCTGACAGGGCCAAAACCGGAACGGATCGGTGCTCTAGCTGCCCGAGCTCAGGAGGGACGATTCTTCATGGTGGTCGGAGGGTGGAATGAGGCGTTTCTCGATGAGGCCGTTCTCTACACTGGCAACAACAAGGGTGGACCCCACGACGATCAACTTGACGCAGCTTCTGGCACACTGTTCGCTATGGCTAAAGAAGCGAGAATGATGGGACCACAGCGTGCCAGTGTTCACTGACGTAACCTGGATGGAGCGGATGCGATGTCGTATCAGAGGCCATCTCTGGGCTGTGCTCCAATTCGACTTTCACACCCACGAGATGACCCTCGTTTGCAACCGCTGTCAGATCACCCAAACAACCACCTCACCTCAAGTTAAAGTGTTGCCCAACTCCATGACCCAGCCGAAAGCTAGAGAACATTGACAGTCCCGTTCGACTACGCCACCGAAGATGAAACTCTCGACCTTGAACAGTCTCGCGCCATCCTCCGCTCTGAGGCTCAGGCGCTCGCGGAGGACCTTCCCACTTTCAACCTCTACCGGGACTACTACGACGGCGACCAACTGCTCTCCTATGGCACGGACAGGTTCAAGGAGGAGTTCGGCTCCTCTTTCGACGGCTTGGTCTCCAACTGGTGCGCTCCCGTAGTTGACGCTGTGCTCGACAAGCTGGAAGTCATCGGAGTGAAGATTCCCGGTGCGGAGGCTATGAGCGATGCCATTTGGAACATCCTGCGCAGGAACGATCTGGATGAGCAACAGGACGAGCTCCACGAAGGGGTCCTGGTCGAATCCCGAGCCTATGCCATCATCTGGCCGGACCCTAAGCTCGGTGTCCGTTTCGACTGGCAGCCCGCTCAGAACGTCCGCATCAAATACGCTGACGACGATGATCGCATCCCGGTCTGGGCAATGAAACGGTGGATCACATCCTCCGGCGTGTCCCGCATCAACCTCTACTTCGCTGACCGGATCGAGAAGTGGCATGGAGTCGATGAGCCGTCCAATCGTGACCGCTTCTTCACCCCTCAAGCTCTGCCCAACTCTGGGATCGAACCTTTCATAGTCCCAGGCGAACCTTGGCCTCTCCCCAACCCGCTAGGGGAGGTGCCTGTGGTCGAGTTCTCCAACCGGGTCGGATCGGAGATCAAAGGAGTGATCCCTCTCCAGGATGGCGTCAACTATCTGCTCACATCCGGCTTCGGTGCTGCCGAGTTCAACGCCATGAAGCAGAAGGTGATGATGACCAATGTGGACGAGCCCAAAGGAGGCTGGTCCAACAACCCAGGACGTGTCTGGCACCTTCCTTCCGCTCTCGACCCTGACGGCAAACCGATCAACTCCACCATCGGAGAATTCTCGGCCACAGACCTAGCCCCATACCGTTCTTACATCGAGATGATCCTCCAGCAGATTGCTCTCACCACGAAAACTCCTGTCCGGCTGTTCTTCCAATCAGACCGTGGAGGTCGAGGTGACGCTCCTTCCGGGGATGCTCTCCGAGTGGACGACCAGCCTCTCATCGACAAGGTTCAGTCGAAGCAGAAGCGCCTCGGCAACTCCTGGTATCGGGTGATGGGGCTGGCAGCGAAGATCGTTACCGGCGACTCAGAGTTGGTCCTACCTCCGGGAGAGATGATCTGGCAGGACATCCAGGCTGACTATCGGACTGCCCTTCTGGACGAGGCCATCAAGATGCAGACGTTGAAGATCCCCTACGAGTTCATTATCACCAAGCTGGGACTGAACCCTGATGAGATTGCGCTACTTGAGGATCTGGGGCCGGAGGAGGCTGAGGCTGAGACTGTGGAGGTGGCAGCAGCCGAAACAGGAGCCACAGAAGGGTCCTCCGCTGAGTAGCTGATTTGTGGTCTCTACCCTAACCTGCTAGGGTGATCTTACCTACTGGGAAGGAGACCCAAATGACCCACCGCTTCATCAACGTCAAGCGGTTCAAGCGTGGAGCCACATGGCCTGACGGCACAACCCGTCTCTGTGTCAGGTGCGGAGCGGAGCAACGGTCCCGAAAGAATCAAGCCTCCCTCGTCGCAATAATCAAGGAGGGGTCCTTCAAGGTCCCTGTCGCCTACTGCTCCAACCATATCCCCGAGGAGTTGCAATGAGTCGTAGCAGAATCCTTCCTCCTGTTGTATGCTCCCCACAGCAGACAACCCTGACTGCTTAGACAAGTCGAATCCCAGGAGGATCGATGCCAGACGAATCAACTGAGACTCCAGATGAGACTCAGGATGAGCTTGATGCTCAGGAGCCCAAAGTAACCGAGACCACACCTGACCCGAAGGCCACGTCTTTCGACCAGGATTATGTCAACGAACTTCGCTCCGAATCCGCCAAATATCGCAAGCGAGCTCAAGAAGCTGAAGCGCAGATCAAAGAGCACGATCAGGACAAGATGAGCGAAATCGAGAAGGCCCAGTCCGTTGCCACCGAAGCCACAGCCAAGGTGGAGGGATTGACCAACCTTCTTGCTGCCGAACGAACCAGGAACGCTGTCACGTTGGAAGCAACGAGGATGGACTTCCAGGACCCGTTCGATGCTCTCTCCCTGATCGATGTTGCCGACCTGAACTACGACGACGAGACCAGCAAGCCCACCATCAAGAGTGTGCAAGGCGCACTGAAAACCTTGGTGAAGGACAAGCCGTATCTTCTCAAAGTGAGCTCAGGTTCCGGCTCTGCTGACGGTGGTGCTCGTGGCGAACCAGGCGAATTGACACAAGAGCAAAAGATTGCCGAGTACGAGAAGGAACTCCAGGCTCAGTACGGCACCGTCCCGATGCCCAAGGTCTGATCCCGACGCTTCTCCTCTAGCTCAGCAGTCTCCTAAACATGTAGGAGAAGCATGGCGCGAATTGACAAAGCGCCCGAAGGAGGCAAGTTCCGTGCTACCGCCGCAGCCGCACTCGATGCGACAGCCGGTGCATGGGGCAATGGTGAATTCCTCAATGTGCTGATCGACTCGTCAGGTGAAATTGACGCAGCGACAGCAATAGACGTTGTGGGATTCATTGTGACCTCCGAAGGCCAGAACGCCGATGCTGCCGCCAATAAGAATGTGATCGGAGGACGGGTCTATACCGTCTTCTTCCAGTGCGAGATCGTGGAGGCAAGTACCTTTACTGCCCCCACCGTTTCTGCTGGCGATTCCATCTGGGCCACAGCAGCAGGCGACATAACGATCACTCCAGCCACAGGAGACGTGTTCTTAGGGCATGTCCTTCTTGGTGATGAGCGTGTCGTTATCAACATGCACAGCAGACCCGTTTCTGTATAAGGAGTATGAAATGAGTAACACACTCTCACTCACGCTCCTACGGGAGCGACTAGCTCTAGGACTGTTCGGTGCTGCTGCGGACGGCACACCAGCGGCAGGGTTGCTCAAACGAGCAGACGCTATCGCCACAGTCCCAGGCATGGCAGTAACCGTTGACGGACAGCCTCTAAACGAGATCTGGGATGATCTCCAAGCGAAGCTGACCGCTTTCAACGCTCAATCCTCAACCCTCCTCGCCCTGTTCTCAGGCGACCCAACCGTGGGATCCCAAACACAGACCGCTGTGTATGCCACCAAGGGTTTTGAGCAGGCGACTGAGTACGGTCGTCCGTCGAACATTGCGTTGCAGTACGTCACGCGGGCTATTCCCCTTGACCAGTACGACCTCGGGTTCGGCTACACACAGAAGTTCATCGACAAGGCCAAAGGACGGGAGATTTCTTCCATCCAGACCACAGCCCTCAACGGCTGGTGGAACCTCCAGTTGAACAATGTGTTGGACGCCATCTACAACGACAGTCCCACCGCCGATCCTGATGGCGTCACGGGAACCACCCTCTACAACGCTGATGAGACTCCACCGCCCTACAAGCGTTGGACTCACGCGGGCACCCACACCCACTTCCTAGCGGATGCTGGTGCCTTCACTCAGGCGTTGGCCATCTCGATGGAGGAGCATCTGGTCCACCACGGGTTTGGCGACTTTGGAGAAACCCTGTTTCTGATGTTGAACAGAGACGACATGGCAACAGCCCGTGGTTTCGCGGACTTCGTGCCTGCAACGTCTTCAGATCAGAAGACCATCACGACAGGACCGATCATTGGTAGTGCCCCGAGCGGTACAGCCATCTCGGGCTTCGCCGTACAGGGCTATCTCGGTCTGATGAACGTGGTCGAGCAGAACGACATCCCGAGCGGCTACCCGCTGCTCTTTGCTACCGGCGGCCAGTTCGCCCAGCAGAATGTCACTCGGATTCGGGTTCACGAAAACGAGTCTGCCCGAGGTCTTCGTCTCATCGAAGGCCCACGTCAGCGTTACCCCCTCTACGATGCGGTTTACGACGGCTACTTCGGTGCCGCCGTGGCCCAGCGTGGAGCGGCAGTCGTGCTGAGAACCGGCAACGGTACTTACGCACCACCGACCTTCGGCTAGTAGGTAATGATCTCAAGCTGAAGCGAGCGGAGCGCACAGAGAAGGAGGTCCAACACGGGCCTCCTTCTCGCGTGGAGACTGGAGACGAAGGTAGGTTATTGACGCTTACCCCAACCTGTTGATAGTCTCAACACCCGAAGGCGCACCCCGCGGTCTGGCAAGGACGCTTTCTCGACGCTCCCAGCCTGGGAGGTCAGAACGGTCTCCCAGGTTGAGAGAGAGAAACAAGGGGAGTAAAGGAACACATGTCGCTGACCACAGAAGAACGAAACGGGGTTCTCAACAGGAAACGTGAGCTCCACTTAAGCGGACGCCCGATGGAAGCTCTCTACGTTCAGCAAGCTCTAGACGCAGACGAGATGCCTGACCCGTCGCTCATGTCCGACACTGGTGTCCACTCAGATGTCCCCCTCGTCGGAGGAGTCGACATCGAGTTGCCTGCCCGTCACGGGAAAGGTTCATCGAAAGGAGCCTGGATCGAGTTTGCCGCGAAGGTGACAGACATCGATACTGAGGTTCTCTCACGCATGACCCGAGATGACATCATTGGGGCCCTGGAAGCTAGAGGGAACATCCCCGAGGAGTAATCCATTGAGCAAGCCCAAAGCCGTCCCCGAGGCCCTGATCTGTTCCGAATGTGGACTCGACTGGGATCTCCACCCTGAGAACCCTCGTCG